AAAACACAATACAACTGTACGACGGGACAAAAGCAGCTAACTGTTTTTGTCCTGCTGATTGAAGTTGTTAGCAGCGAATTACTAGCGACACACTAACAGGAGAAATAGAATGGAAATCAAGGTAACACTAACAAATGATGATTTAGATGAAATGGATTTTCACGATGAAGAAGCTTTAATGTGGCACATAATAGAAACACTTGACAATCATGGTGGCAAAGAATTGGTTGCTTATAATGTTGAGATAGTGGTTGAGGAATAATTCCTGCTAACACTGTACTTGCGCGATTAAATCTCTATTTACTCATCAAACCAGTAGCGTTAAGTTGCTGGTTTTTATTGAGTTAGAATAATAACTATGGGGAAAGATGGAAAATGAAATCATTTTTATACAGAGTTCTATACAACATGATCGGTAAACTGATATTACTACCGATCATTTACATCAGCATCAGGAAAGGTGCTGACAATTTACCTAGTAAATTCTTCTACTTTGACAACGACGAAGACGGTTACACCGGTGATAAACGTGGTTGGTACAGTAAATATCTGAAAGTGAAGGTTTCGTCACTGCCATTGTGGAAACAGACATTACACGCTTATCGGTGGTCTGCGTGGCGTAATCCTAGTTGGAACTTGAGGTTTCACCCTGATGCATCAATTGACGTGGGTGACGCTGTGATAACTCACGAAGGTAATACCAGGGTTCATGATTATCAAGAAGGTCATCATGGGTACAACTGTGTTATCAATGGTGAATATGAAGCACACTTCAGGTTGATACCTCTCACCAAAACCAAAAGCTTATACCTTCGGTGGGGCTGGAAGATTTACCCTCATTTATACGTCAACGGGCGAACCGTACCTAAACACAAAAAACGAAGCATTTGGGCTTTTACAATCAGGATCAGAGGTAAGTCATGATATACAAAGTGAGAAAAGTAGGCGCTAAAAAATGGACCGTGGTTACCAAGCGACAATACGAACAAACGGTTAAACGTATTAACATGGGTTATGCATTCGAGGTGACAACTGATGGAAACTAAAGAATTATTGAAACTTATCACGGCCCTTGAGATTGCTGACCACGCATGTTTCCACGCTAACGTAAACAATACTGTCATTGATTTCCTGAATGAACTGGTGACGTGACGCGACGTTATCGAAGAAGCGTTGGGTGATATTGAGGACATGAAGCTGGCGAGAACGCAAGGTTTAGATGTGTCTTACCCTGATTTAATTGAACATGTTGAAGTGGTGCTGAAGAATGAATGATTTACAGATTAAGCATCTTCAAGACAACCTTCGTGATGCGTTGGCACGTGTTGCGGAACTTGAACACTTTGATGGTGAAGCACGTGTTGCTGAACTTGAGAAGGAGGTTGTGAGGCTAAAACGTCGCAATGTCGAGTGGAAGTGTAAATATAAAAAGATACACAACAAACACTCATCACGTAACATATTGGTGACACGTTCAGCTAAAGCATTGAAAGAAATTGAGAAGATTAAAACAGAAGGTTTCACCGGAACAGTTAGATCACAACTTCGACTAATTGCGGCTAAGTTCTTTCTCAGTGTCGGTCATACTCAAGACCTATGGTATAAAGGTGACCAATATGCGAAATAAATACCAACGTGAGATTAAACCCGGTGTATGGGTAGATGTGTACGACGTGTTACAAGCGTTCAATGTTACATGTCCAGCCATGGCACACGGTGTGAAGAAATGTTTAGCGCCAGGGTTACGTGGTGTGAAAGACAGCATTCAGGATAAGCAAGAAGCTGTTGCAAGCATAAACCGTTCTATTGAAATGGAACAAACTAAACTAAAAGAAGGTGACAAAGCATGACCGATAAAGTAGAAGAACAACCAGAAATCACACAAGAGCTTGTTGATAAAGTTTACATTGAAATGTCAGCAATGTGGGACGACAAGTTTGAAGCGAGTGGGCATAGACTCACTGCATCATTCGTCGCAGAGAATAAAGACGGTTGGGCCGTTCAATTCTTAGCTGAATATCAAATGGCGAAAGAGAACATTGAAAGTCTTGGTCTAACCATCCCGATGCTTATTGAAGGTGTGACTATTAAATTGGGAGAAGCTGATGCAACAATTGAACATTAAGCGATTACGAGGCAACCACCAACCCGCACCGCGTCGGGAGACTGCGGGCTCTGCCGGTTACGACTTACGTGCTACCAGCTTTGAAGTGATTAAACCAGGTGAACGTCTGTTAATAGGTACAGGGTTCGCGTGGGAAATCCCTGAAGGTTTGGTGGGCATGGTTCGACCACGGTCAGGCCTCGCTTGCCGTGATGGACTGCACACATTAGCGGGTGTCATTGACTCAGACTACCGTGGTGAAGTTAAAGTGCTGCTGATCAACCTTGGTGATGAAGAGATTGTCATCAGTAAAGGTGACCGCATTGCTCAGATGGTCGTCACACCATTCTACGGTGTCGAGCTGAATGTGGTCGATGAGTTAGATGACGTTGACCGTGGTGGTGGGTTCGGTAGTACAGGTAATGGGTAAATCAATCATCACCACTGACATTATGATGGGTTGCATCACAGAGGGTGAAACTTTTACGAAAGCATCTGTGATGTTAGAATTACAATCACGAGGCATCTATACATCAGAGAAGACGGTCAACAATCACGTCAACAGGTTAGAGAAGATTGGTCTGTTAAAAGAGCATAAAGTGGTGGATGGCGCTATGCACTACGTGTGTACATCAAGTGACACAATCACCGTGAAAAAGAACACCACGCGTCGTTATAACGGGTCTAAGTTATCACGTGTGATGTTCAGACTAATGCATGAACCACTTGTACATGGGTGATGTGATACACAGTAACAATGAGCCGCTTAACTGCGGCTTTTTATTGTCTACAGGAATGATACTTCAGGTTCGTACTTCTTGAACCAGCGACGACCTTGTTTACCCTGCTTATCAAGATACACCCTTCTGTTCTCGTAACCGATCTTCCTCATTAAACCACCCATCTTCAACTTGCCGCGATTTATTGGTGACAATTCGTCAACCTCTTTTGAACTGAGCCCGTCAAGATCACGACCTTTTGCCCATTCGTAGAAGATAGCGTCTTCATTGTCTACATCAGTTTTGGTAACCTCAGTATCAATTGCGTAGTTGAACCAACGACGACCCTGTTTACCACTGTCAAGGATCACCACCTTACTTTCATACCCTGATGACTTCATAACTGATGCTATGGCTTGCTGACATTTGTTAACAATGTGAACGGGTAATGCTTGTTTAATGTCCTGAGTGCTGTAATTGTTCAGGTCATATTCACCCACCCAATCCTTGATAGCTATGTAGTCATGACTGTTGTTGTAGTTGTTCTTCTGGTTACTCGGTGTCGCACCAAGTAGTGTGACCAGATAATACGTGTCTATTGATGCCCTTATTATATTTGATTGTACGTGTGTCAGATTGTAACAGTCACTTATGCCTAGGTCATGCAGTGTATTAAGTCGGTCGATTTCGATAAGAAGTGCCCCTTGTTCCATACCAAGCTTGTCAGCCAGTGTTGTAATGTCCATGTGATTCTCTGAGTGTTGGTGGGTGTGACCATATTATATGACAGTATGACGGTAATGTACACACTATTACACTGAATCCATGACGCAAACCACACCGTGACCCACACTGTGACACTAAAACTGACACCTGTTAAACGTTGTCCCTGCTGGGTTTTTACCCCTTAAATTGATCCAATGACGCTTTTTACTGTTTTTCAATACTGGAGAGATACGATTGTGGGGGTAACCGCACAAATAAGGTTTTAGGGTGATTTTGCTTGCGTCATGCGTCATGCGTCATGGATTTTGACGCGTATGGTGTTGACGCGTATGGTGTTGACGCGTATGGTGTTGATTGACTGAAAAGTGACATAGTGCTACAGTATGCACAAACACATCGGGAGATTGGTATGGATTATCTAAGAGAACGATTTACGTATGACAATGATGAAGGTTGTTTACGGTGGAGAGCGTACAATGATGATAATAATATATCACCGATGTCGAGAGTTAAACCCGGTGATATTGCAGGTAAAAGAGGTCTAGGTGAATACAAAATAACAAGACAAGGTGACAGGTATTGAGTTGATGATGGGTAAGATCAGAACAATGGACCCTCGTGATACGAGGTTCCGCATCGATAACTTATACGTTGTACCATTTGACCAAGCACGTGTTCACAAGGATAGAGCCAAGAGCAGTACAGTGGTGTCATATAGCTTTGAACATGAACAATACACCGTGGTATCTGTTGATCTATATTACAACAAGACCGTTTTAAGTTATCATGGTGATATGAATTCCGCGCTTACCGCGCTACGAGAACCTGAAGTGAGTTTCCTATGAGAAGAATAACAATAGCCGATATAATCAATTTACCACCTAAGAAAGCTAATTTTGTGGTGGAGTACATGAAAGATTTCGCACCACGTCGTGCAGCAGAAGCATCAGGTTATACTGCTGACCACGGTTATAAGTTACTCAGTGAACCTGAAATCAGTGCAGCAATTGAGCATATCATTCAACAACGTCTTGAAGTTAACATGATTGATGCTGACTGGTTACTGGGTGAGATGGTAGACAATCACATGATTGCACGTCACCAGGGTAATATCACAGCAAGTAACACCGCGTTGAACATGGTGGGTAAGCATAAACGTGTTGATGCGTTCGCTGCTGACAAGATAAAAGTCACCACTGATGCTGATGTCATGGACCGATTAGTTGCCGCTAGAAGACGTTTGAATGGCTCTAATGCACAAGAAGAGGATGACGTGACGTTCTTCTAATGCTATTCTTCACAACGCTCATCATTGGATTCATCAGACGTTGACAGTCCGTCACCCTGTCACCGGTCTTACCAGTGATGAGCATCATTCACAAGGTGATGACAATGGTGACACATGTCCAACATAGATATTCAACTCGCTGATGAAGTCAGCAAATACTACGATAATCCTTTAGGTTTCGTCATGATGGTGTTTCAATGGGGTGAAGCAGGTTCTTCTCTTCACGGTTTCGATGGTCCTGATGAATGGCAAATCGATGTGCTCAATGCAATCGGTGATGCAGTCAAAGAACGTAAGTTCAATGGAGTTGATGCAGTTGATCCTGTGCAAGTCGCAGTGTCGTCAGGTCATGGTATCGGTAAGTCAGCACTATCCGCGTGGTTAGTGCTGTGGATAATGTCAACACGTCCCAATTCAAAAGGAGTTGTCACAGCTAACACTGGTGACCAGCTCAAAACTAAAACAATGTCGGAGTTATCCAAGTGGCGTAGTCGATGCATCACCGGACACTGGTTTCAGATGAATGCAATGTCAATTGTACACCGTGCTTATCCTGATTCATGGCGAGTGGATGCACAGACATGTCGCGAAGAGAACTCTGAAGCGTTTGCGGGGCTTCATGCTGCTGACTCAACACCGTGGTACTTATTCGATGAAGCATCTGCTATACCAGAAAAGATATGGGAAGTTGCTAAAGGTGGTTTGACTGATGGTGAACCAATGCATATCTGTTTCGGTAATCCAACACGTAACAACGGTACATTCTATGAGTGTTTCAGGAAGAACAGTCACCGGTGGATAACAAGACAGATTGACAGTCGTACTGCTAAGATGACGAACAAACGATTAATACAAACGTGGATTGATGATTTCGGGGAAGATAGTGATTTTGTTAAAGTCCGTGTACGTGGCATGTTCCCGCATGGTGGTGATATGCAATTCATTCCGTCTGATGTCGTCTATGATGCAATGCGTCGTGGTTCTGGTGCTTATCTTGGTGATGATCCGTTAATCTGTGGCATCGATATGGCACGTGGTGGTGAAGATAATTGTATGATTGTGTTCCGTCGTGGTAAAGATGCGAAGTCTGAGAAGGTTTATCGTATACCAGGTGAGAAGTCACGTGACTCAATGAAGGTGGTATCACTGCTCATCATGATACTTGACAGACATCAACCCGATGTTACCTTCATGGATAAAGGTTCAATGGGTGGCCCTGTTGCAGATAGAATGCGTCAACTTGGTTATCATGTTGTCGATGTAGGTTTCGGTGATAATGCTGCTGATGTTAAACACTTCAAGAGTCGTACTGCTGAGATGGGTTCGCATTGCAGACAATGGTTGCTCGACGGTGGTGCTATCCCTAATGACCCACAACTTGAAGTTGAACTGACATCACGTGAGTTCGGTCACAATGATAAAGACCAACTGGTGCTTGAACGTAAGAAGGACATGAAGAAGCGACTCGGTGTGTCACCCGATTGGGCTGACGCATTGTACCTGACGTTTGCTGAACCAGTACCGAAACGTGAAGTACCACGTGGTCATCTCGATCACAATCCTCACATTCGCAATAAATCACGTTCGGATTACAATCCTCTTGACAGTATGGATGATAGCGAGTACATGTAGACTATTATTCTACGTGTGCTATTATTCTATTAATTACAAAAGTCAACAGGAGATTCACTATGTGTGGAGGAAGTCCAAGCGCACCAACACCACCACCGGCAGTACCTGAAGCACCACGTGCACCAGATACAAGCACTAGTGCGGCAACAGGGGCTGACAAACGTCGTCGTGCAGCAGCAGCAGCAGGACAGGAAGGTGGTCGTAGTACCATACTGACAGGTTCCCGTGGTGTACAAGATGGCGCAGCTACAACAACTAAAACACTGTTGGGCCAGTAACTGATGACTACTGCAAAAGCTAACCTGAAGACTGACCAATATGTAAGGATCAATACAGGTCTTAACCCATTGATCCTTCAGTCGAACATGAATCAGGTTAGAATTGCGTTATCGGATGCTAAACCTTCAAAAAGTAATACCGCGTTCCATCAGCTTAATGGTGGTGATCAACCGTTCTTTTTACGATCAATTGATACGAATGTATGGGCTTTTGCTGTCACCGACACTTCATCCCTAACAGTGACCGAGTTCACAGGTAAAGAAGAAGGTGATAACCCTATTGATACCATCGTTGAATTTGCGATGTTATTCATGGAACAATTATCGTTGGTTACATCGAATCAAGATGCTATGCTGAGACAATTAACAATGATGAATTTGCGTCTGGAAGAGGCGTTTGAAACTGACTTAGATGAGGATTACCTAGATGAGCCAAGTGATTAAATCCGGTGACAGTGGTAACACTGTCAGTGTTGATAACCGAAACAGAATGAAAACACTGTCAACAAGTGCCGACATAAGTATTGATTCCGCACTTCAAGGTGAAGCATTCTTCTTGACATCAGGTGTCGTTGAGTTGACATCTAGCAGTCAGTCTCACATATTCTACATGAAGAACACAGACAGTGTTGACTGGGTGCTACGTGACTTTAACACTGTTATTAATCAGTCAATTGGTGCACCTGATATTGAGATTAACACTCAGTTCACCATCAACCCCAATGATGGTACATTGATAACAGCAGGTGGTGTGGTCATCCCTGCTAATTTAAATTTTGGTAGTTCCAAGTCACTCAATGGTACATTCCGTAAAGGTGTCGAAGGTAGTACCATATCAGGGGGTATTGCTGTACCGAAGAACATGTATTTACCTAATCGCAATAATACAGCCGCGTTGGCAAACCCACTTATCATAGCACCGGGGACAGGTTTTGCTTTTGCCATTGAACCTGCGTCGGATAATACGTCACTTAAAGTGGTATTCAATGCGACGCTATACCGTCGCGTAGAACCATAGGAGTTGAACAATGAAGATTACAGGGCCTAATGGGCGAGTTGTACTAGTTAACGAAGAAAACCGTTTAATGGTGAGCGCGGTTGCATTGAGTGAAGATAAACACCTCAACAGTGAAGAACGATACTGGTCAGCATACTTTGAAGATACAACATTGGCTGCTGACGAGTATTTCTTCTATTTTAAAAACACAGGTTTGAAAGACTTAAATCTCACTGATGTTCGTGTCAGCTCAAGTGTTTCGTTAAATACGATGTATTACGAACATGTATCAGGTGTTGCAGCGGGTACCACTGATGTAACGGTCACTAGTCGCAATCTAGGTTCACCGAAAGAAGTTACGGGGTTAGTTCAGTCCGGTGCGGGTATCACAGGTTTAACTAACATCGGTGAATTGTTTTTTCAGAAATGTGATGTTGCAGCACGAGGGTATCACCTGAAGTCAAGTAGTAATGTCATCATACCACAAGGTCAAGCTATCGCGTTTCGGTCTGCGCTAGCTGCGACAATTGAATGCATTGTGTCGATATCTGAGGCTGAATAATGGCTACACCGACTATCATCAAGGACCACAAGACTGCCAACGTAGTTAGGGTTACTGAGTTCGGTCAATTGGTGGTTGCACCTTTGGACTACAGCAAACCCTTGACTAAGTTACTCACGCCAGCAGACACTGCTGTCAATTTCATTGAACCAGAACAAGGTCAAAGTATTGTCATCACTGACATTATTTCTTCTGCAAACAAAGATGTTAGTACAACCACACCTGCAAACATCTTAATATATGAAGCAGATGCACCTGATGTGTTGAATGTCGGTAATTTGATACTCAACCCACAGTTGACACGTGGTGAGAACTTGCCTTTGACCGGGTTGAATCTCATCATACCTGAAGGTAAATGGGTGAATGCTTCTACAGATGATGACGTGATCACTTTAACAATAATGTTTTACAGAGTACCAGTAGAGGTAGTGACATAATGCCAACTATTAACAGTTATAACAAACGACTTGAAGCATTGCGATCAGAACGTTCTTCATTCATCCCACTGTATCGTGAGTTGTCTGATTACCACCTTGCACATCGTGGTCGTTTCCTCACGTCTGATCGTAACAAAGGTTACAAACGTAACACGAAACAGATTAACAACACTTCACGTCTATCTTCACGCACATTAGCGTCAGGAATGATGTCAGGTATCACTTCACCAGCTAGACCTTGGTTCAGATTAGGCACTGGCGATACTAACCTCGATGACCTTCAAGCAGTGAAACACTGGCTTCATGAAGTACAGCAGATAATGTATAAGGTGTTTTCACAATCGAACACTTACAATGCGCTTCATCAGTTGTATTCAGAGCTTGGTGTGTTCGGTACTGCTGCGATGGGGGTTTTCACAGACTTTGAAAACGTTATATGGTGTAAACCTTACACTGTTGGCAGCTACATGCTTGGCCTGAATAGTCAGAACATTGCTGACACGTTGTACTTAGAGTATGAAATAAGTGTTGGTCAATGTATCAAACAGTTTGGTGAAGATAATGTCAGTCAATCTGTATTAGAACAATGGAAGAAAGGTAACAGTGAATCATGGGTCAAGATTGTCCATGTTACTGAACCTAATGATGACCGTGACGGTAACAGTCCACTAGCATCTGATAAGCCGTGGCGTTCAGTCTATTATGAAGCGAAGAATGGTACTAAAGAAGGTACTGAAAAGTTCTTACGTGTATCAGGTTTTGATGAATTTCCAATACTAGCACCACGTTGGGACGTTACCGCTGAAGACACTTATGCGACTGATTGCCCAGGTATCACTGCATTAGGTGATACGAAAGCATTACAACTTGCTGAACGTCGTAAGTATCAGGCATTGGATAAAATTGTTAACCCACCACTTCAAGGTCCTTCATCAATGAAGAACAAGTTGAATGGTGGAGTCGTTGGGCCCAATGACATCATATGGCATGAACAGAATGGTGAAGGTTTACGTAGCATCTATGACTACAGACCTGACATCAATGCTATCAATGCTGAAATAGATAATGTTGAGAGTCGTGTGCAACGTGCATTCTATGAAGATTTATTCTTAATGCTGGCGCAGACTGACCGTCGTCAGATAACAGCTCGTGAAGTTGCTGAGAAGCACGAAGAGAAGTTGTTGATGTTAGGTCCTGTACTTGAACGTTTGCATACTGAATTACTTGACCCATTGATTGACAGAACATTCAGCATACTTCAACAGAATGGTGTGCTACCGGTACCACCACCTGAACTACAGAATAAAGATTTAAACGTTGAATATGTATCAGTGTTAGCACAAGCACAACGACTTGTTGCAACAGGTGCTGTTGACAGATTGGTGCAGTTCACCAGTCAAGTCGCGACAGTGTGGCCCGAAGCACGTCACAAGGTTAATGCTTCACGTGCTATCGATGAGTACGCAGAGTCACTTGGTGTTGATCCTGCAATGGTTCGCAGTGATGACGAAGTTGCTGCAATGGCTCAAGCTGAAGCTCAACAAATGGCTCAAGCACAAGCAATGGCAAATGCAGAACAAGGTGCTAATATAGCTAAGACAGCATCAGAAACAGAAATGAGTGAAGACAATGCGCTTGGTGCAGTAATGCAACGAGCAGGTTTAGGATAATCAGGGGTAAACAATGGCTAATATTAATATCGGTACTACAAGAAACTTCACACCATCAGACTCAACTGTGAGTGCTTTCACCATGATACTAATCACTGGTGACGCGGGCAACGTGTCCATTGACCAAGAAGGTGGTAACAACGTGGTGATGACTGCGGTCCCTGCTGCTGTGTGGATCCCCGTCGGTAATGCGACACGCATCAAGGCAACAGGGACAACTGCTACAGGGTTTCTTGTAGTATGAACACCCTCACTCAGTGGTTTGCTACACAGATGCTTCTGAAGAGTAGCGCAGGTGGTGGGGGGTCAAGGTTGGTCTATGATTTCGCGGTATCAGGTGCTTACTTAACTACAAATATTCCAGTGTCTAATGCAGACATATTCCAGTTTACAGTCAAGGATTTTGTACTAGGTGGTACTCAGTATTTACTAGGATCAAACCCCAATTTAGGTTTCATACTGGTAAATGCGGGGGGGGCTATTAATTTTGGAGGTATGACACTGAAGCTGGACGGGGTACTTGTTGTTGCTAATGTGACAATGATGCCTACCGACTCAGACCCGCATGTGCTTACAGCAACCATGACAGATTCTTACAGCGTAACAACAGTGGGTGCTAGTAGAACCGGTGCGTCCACTTTCTCAGGGAAGATTTATGACATCACCAAAGAAAATGGTAGTGTGTACAATTACCCTGTTGATGATGGGTGGAGTGTTAACCCTACCATAGCAAACGCGGGAAGTGGTGCGGATGCGACGTTGACAAACGGGGTAGAATCAGACTGGGTCAACCTGTAATTTATGGCGGTATACTGATGACTAACGTGAAGGATGACCGTGAGTTAGAACTTCTCACAATGCGAAACTTGATGACGACTGAAAACGGTAGAAGTTTTTTGTGGAGATGTTTGCAAAACTGTTGTACTTTTGAGAGTATATACAATACAGACACCGCTACCCATGCATTCAATGCAGGTAAACGACAACACGGTTTGTGGTTAGATGAAGAACTGAGAGAATCCTCAATGGATTCTTATCTTTTAATGTTAAAAGAAAACAGGTGACGACATGATTATAAATAGATATTGGTTATCACGGGTATTCAGAGATGAAGCCGGTGACGATGGTGCATCAGATGGAGGCGCAAGCACCACTGGTGTACAAACAGACGACAGTTCGACACTGTTGACTGCAACAGATTCAGATACAGCACCTGCTGTTGATGATAAAACTGGTGATGAAGGTGCTACCGACACCACTGGTGATGATACTGATTTAAGTAGTCAGACACCTCCCGACACTTATGCCGACTTTGTTATGCCTGAAGGGGTTGAACTTGATTCTGCATTGTTGACTGAAGCAGCACCACTCTTTAAAGAGTTGGGGTTGACTCAAGATCAAGCGCAGAAACTTGTAGACTTCCAAGCAGCACAAGCCAAGGCGAGTTCGGAGAGTAGCGTCGATGCTTTCAATCAGTTGATGAACGACTGGCAGACCCAATC